CAACCGAAGCGGTAGAAGCGACACAGGCTCCAGTTGTAACAGCAAACTACATGGCATACACAAAGCCAAGAGTTGATCTAAATGTTACAGCAGGACAATATCTAAACGCACAAATCAAAGCACTTAGTGGCGACACCGATGCTCGTGATTTAGTAGCAGCATTACAAATTGCAACTGTTTCTGAGAACACAGGAATGGTTCCGCCAAATTATTTGCGTGATGTAATCGGAGTTATCGATTCATCCCGTCCATTCATCGATTCAATTGAGCGTGCTCCACTTCCAGCATCAGGAATGAAAATATTCACTCCTAAACTTGGCACTCAAGCGACTGTTGCACAAACTGGTGAAGGCGTTGAATTTTCATCAACTGATACAGTTGTAACTTTCCAAGAAGACAATATTGTTAAGTTTGCAGGCGCAAATGTAGTCAATGTTGAATTATTTGATCGTTCAGACCCATCTTTCGCTGACCTTTTGGTTCGTGAGTTAGCAGCATCTTATGCACAAAAGACAGATGCTTATGCAGCAAACATTGCAGCACAAAACTCAATTGGTTCAACCGGATCATCTATCTACAAAGCCATCGCTGATGGAATTGCAGATTCTTATGGCGTTATGCGTTTCACACCAAACCGCCTATTGGTTGCTCCTTCAGGTGGACAAAATGATATCGATTTCGCTGGATTGCTTGGCGCAGTTGATGGATCACAGCGTCCACTATTCGCAGCCGCTGCTCCACAAAATGCTGGCGGATTAATTTCACAAGGCTCAACAGCAGGAACAGTTGCTGGTCTTTCATTAGTCGTTGATCCTAACTACACAGGCAACGATGCAGGTGCTAAGTATGGATTAGTTTATCCATCAGCAGCAATGCGATTCCACGAGAGTGGCACAATTGAACTTCGTGCCAACTTGGTTGCTAACGGACGCATCGAAATCGGTCTTTATGGTTATGTAGCCGTAGTGAACCGCTTCCCAACTGCATTCCGTTATTTAACAGTAGCGTAATTTAACTGAGTGCCTGAGGTTGCTCCCGATCTCAGGCATCCATTAATGGGAGTAAGGAGATGACATGCCAAGCATTATTTCAGCGAGTGAGTTGAGAGCAATAATTGGTGTGTCATCATCCTTGTATAACGATGCTTATCTTGAGGGCATCATAGATACAGCCGAAGGCATAATCCTGCCAATGTTAGTTACATTCAAAAGCCCAATCGAAAAAGTGTCGCTGACAGATAATGTCGCCACTTTCACTACACTAGGAATTCATGAATTCACCGAAGGACAATCAGTTGTCATCGCAGCATGCGGAACACCTTACAACGGAACAAGAGTTGTGCTGGCAGACAATCTTGGACAATATACCTTTTCAACATCGATCACTAATGCCGATCTACTCGAAGTTAATGTCATCCCATCCGGAACTGCTACCCTTTCTGGCGCATCAACTTATGTTGGAGTCCAACCTGTTCGATCAGCAGTCTTTGCCGTTTCAGTCGAAGTCTTTCAATCAAGAATTGCAGCCGGAGGACAAATAGAAGGTGTTGATTTTAGCGCAACTCCTTTCCGTCTTGGCCGAAGTTTATTCAATAGATGCGTTGGTTTATTAGGTGCTTACATAGATGTTGAAAGCATGGCTCAATAAATGCCAGCATCAACAATTCTTTCATCAGTTCGCACACCATTAGCAACCGCTTTAGGAAGCGTTACTGGTAGCGTTTATAGTTATGTTCCAGAATCCGTTTATCCACCAGCAGTCGTTTTTGTGCCTTCATCGCCGTATCTTGAAATTGAAACAATTGGCAAGTCATCTGTTAGATGTAAAGTCAATATGACAATCACAGCCATAGTTGCTTACAACAGCAACCCAGCATCGTTGGACAATATGGAGCAATTAGTAATGAGTATTCTGGCAGTTATCCCATCGGGGTATGTTGTCGGATCAGTTGAACAACCAACAGTTCAACAAATCGGATCATCAACAATGTTGATTTCTGATATAAATGTATCAACCTATTACACACAGACAAACTAAGGAGCAAGATGCCTACGACAGTTATTACCGGTCGAGATATTACCTTCACCATTGGCGGTAATAATTTCGATGCTCAAGTTACAACCGCAACTTTAGAATGCGAGAGAAATCGTGTTCGCTATGAAACTTTGGATGGAGCATCATTCAAGGTTATTGATGACAACTGGACATTCAACATCAGCATGCTTGCTGATTGGGGTGCTACCGGATCACTTTGTGAAATCCTTTGGGGAGTTGCTGAGAGCGCACCAAACACAGGTATCTCAACAGTATTCACAGCAGCAACAGGTGCAGCATTTACTTTCCAAATTCTGCCTAACTTCCCTTCAGCCGGAGGAACAGCACCAGATGCACAAACTCTTGATTTGAGTTTCCAAGTTATTGGAACACCAGCAGAATCATTTAGTTAATAAGAAATCGGGAGCAAAATGAAACTAAATATAACAATTGAATACAACTCAGGCGAGCAAGCCACTTATGTAGCCCAACCGCCTGAGTGGGCAAAATGGGAAAAGCAGACAGGACACACCATTGGTCAAGCATCCGAAAAGTTGGGCGTTTGGGATCTTATGTTTCTTGCTTATCATGCACATAAGCGAGAACTTGGTGCAGCCAAACCCATCAAGCCAATGGATATTTGGATGGAAACTGTTGCCGATGTAATAGTCGGTGATGCAGACCCAAAAGCCACCCAGCAGGAAGCCTAAGTAGATTATTGGTTGAGTTGGCAATAGCCACACAAATACCAATGAGCGAATGGGTTGAAGCAGAGGACATTTTAACAGCGATCGAGATATTGGAGAAACGGAATGGCAACTAGCACCGAACCTCTAATAGTCTATGACAAAAGGGAACTTGCTTCATTTGCTAAAGTAATTAGAAACATGAGCGACATTGCCGTTCAAGAAACCAAACGCAGAGTTGGCGAATTGGCTCAAAAAGAACTAACAGAGATTCGCAGAATCGCTTCATCAAGAGGCAAGGTCGCTGATCGTATTGCCCAAGGCGGTAAAGTTAAAAAGTCCTCATTGCTTGGTGAAATATCTTTTGGTTTTGCTTCTCAAAAGTTTTCAGGTGGAGCAACAACTCAATTTAATACTAGAAATGATACGAAAGGCAATCGCCTTGGTATTGGCGCAGCACATGAGTTTGGATCTAAGAATTATCCGCAATTCCCAAGATGGAGTGGGCCAATGCCTAAAGGTTCAGGATCAAGAGGATATTTTATTTATCCAACAATCAGATTCTTGCAACCAACTATAATTAAAGAGTTTGAACAAATTATTTTGGATATAAGAAAAGAGTTTGCTGATGGCAGGTAATAGCAGAACCTTAACCCTTGCACTTGCAGCCGATATTGATGGTCTTAAAAAAGGCTTAGATGTTCCAAACAAGGTAGTAAATAAATCAGCCGATCAGATTGCAGATTTTGGCAAAAAGGCTGCTTTGGCTTTTGCTGCTGCCGGTGCTGCTGTTGGTGCATTTGCTATATCCGCTGCCAAGGCTGCTGCCCAAGATGAATCAGCACGCAAGAAACTTGAACAAACTATTCGTTCAAACACTCAGGCCACCGAGGATCAAATTGCTGCCATTGATACTTATATCACCAAGCAATCGATTGCTACTGCAACAACAGATGATGTTTTAAGGCCAGCGTTAAGCCGTTTAATTAGATCAACTCAGGATGTAACAAAAGCACAAGAATTGTTAAGCCTTGCTCAAGAAATTTCAATTGCAACAGGTAAGCCACTTGAGGCAGTTACAAATGCCCTTGGTAAAGCCTATGATGGAAGCAATACAGCACTTGGCAAACTTGGTTTAGGTATTGATCAAACTACTTTAAGAACTAAATCATTTGATGAAATTACTAAAGAACTAGCAAAGACTTATGACGGATTTATTAAGAATGAAGCCACAAACGCTGAGTTTAAGTTTAAGCAATTAACTATTGCCTTAGATGAAACTAAAGAGCAAATTGGAGTTGCGTTGCTTCCAATTGTTAAAGAATTTGCTGACTATTTACTCGCAACAGTTGTTCCAAATGTTCAGGCTTTGGCCGCTGGGTTAACTGGAGATAATAGCGTTACCGCTGGAATTACTGATGCAACAAAAGGTGCTTATGCCTTTGGGCAACAATTAAGATCAACGATAGAGTTTGTCATAAGCATAAAAGATGAATTGTTAATACTTGGCGGAATTATTGCAACTGTATTTGTAGCCAATAAGATAATTGCATTTGTGGCAGCAGTTCAAACATTAATTACCGCAATGGTTGCTTTAAGAGCAGCAGCAACCGCTGCAAGCGTGGCAACTGCATTTGCAACTGGAGGCGGTTCTATTGCTGCCGGTGCTGTTGCTTTGGCTGCTGCTGGTATCGCAACCGGAGTTGTAAGTAGTGCGGTTTCTGGAGGTAATGCTGCAAACGCTGCATCAACTGCTACTGCTGGTCAATTGGCTACTGGAGCAGCAAGGGCTGGCACGACAGTAAATAACATCACAGTTCAATCAGTAGATGCTGAGGGATCTGCAAGAGCAGTTGCTAAAGTGTTAAACAACAGCGCATCAAGATCAACTCCACAACTTTATAATGGTGGAATTACTAGGGCTAGATAATGAGCCAATTTACACCTGAATGGAAACTAAGTATTAATGGTGTGGAATATACCGATGTAACAATTGCTGACTTAGCCCATCAAGCAGGTCGTGAGGATATTTACGCTCAACCCACTCCATCTTATATTCAAATTACTTTAGTGGCCTTAAATAATGAAAACTATAATTTGCAAGTTAATGATGGAGTAAGCCTACAAATCAAAGACAGTACAAACACTTTTAAGACTTTATTTGGCGGCAACATTACAGACATTACAGCAGAGGTTGCTTCAGCAAGTAGCCTGACAGAAACTTTTGCATACACCATTATTGCCCTAGGGTCATTGGCTAAGTTGCCAAAGGTTATCTATAACGGCACATTGGCTCGAGATGATGACGGCGATCAAATGTTTGAATTGCTTGCTGATCTATTTTTGAACAATTGGAATGAAGTACCAGCAGCGGAAACTTGGTCAGGTTATGATCCAACAGTTACTTGGGCAAATGCGGAAAACTTAGGACTTGGCGAGATTGATCGCCCTGGGGTTTATGAAATTACAAATCGAGGGGCAAATCCTGATACTGTCTATAACATTGCAAGCCTTATTGCTGACAGCGCATTTGGTGTGTTGTATGAGGATGAGCAAGGTCGGATTGGGTATGCCGATGCTTTACATAGACAAAATTATCTTGCCAATAATGGATACACAACAATTTCAGCAAACACAGCCATTGGCTCAGGATTAAAGGTTTTGACTAGGGGTGCAGATGTTCGCAATGAAGTTTTTATCAATTATGGCAATAACTTTGGATCACAGGAAAGCGCAACAGATTTAGACAGTATTGAAATCTTTGGTTATAGAGGCCAGACCCTCAACACAGTTTTGCATGATGCCACCGATGCTCAAGCAGTTGCCGATCGCTTTATTGACCTTAGATCCTACCCAAGAGCCTTATTCGATAGCATAACTTTTCCAATGATTAATTCAGACATTAATGATGCTAACCGAGATGCCCTGCTTGGGATCTTTATTGGTCAGCCAATACGAATAACA